TTCATTGCGGGGTCTCGGTTGGTTGCGTGGTGGGGATGCCCATGGCCAGGACGTCGGCGTACTCTTTGGCGCTCATGCCTGCGCCGTCGTCGTTGCGCATCCATTCGATGATGCGCTGGCGCTCGGCCACACCAGCGTCCAATGCGGACTGCTCGATGGCGGCTTCGATGCGGGGTGCGATCTGGGCCATGGCCGCCTGCACCTGCTGCTTGCCGTAGGCCTCAAGCAAGACCTGCCCGGCGGCGTCGCCCTCGCAGGCGCGGATCTTCATCGTGGTGAAGAACGGGTCCATGGGTTCGTTGGCGCTCATTCCTCGCCCCCATTCGCCTTCTGCAAAAGCGCCTGCATCTGCGCCAGCTCGGCGTCGTTGAGGCCCTTCAGGTCAACGCTGGACACAGCGATCGCGCCGCCATCCTTTCCGGTGTGCTCGACCTTTTGCGTCTCGGACCACTTCATTTGGGTCTTGGTCCACCAGATCATGGCCGTGGTGTCGCCGCCCGTGGCCTTCTGGAACAGGGTGCGGCCGACCTGACTGTTGGCCTTGGCTTTGCCCGAGACCAGCTCCTCGGCGAAGTGCTTGGTTAGGGTCTCGACGCTGATGCCCTTGCGCACAAGCACGGCGATCTGGTCCAGCGGCAGGCCGTAGCCAGAAAGGGCCTCCACCTGCTTGCGCTCGGTTTCTGTGGGCTCAAATGGGTTTCGCCCGGCATCTGGGCGAGCACCGCCAGAGTTTGGCCGAGGCCCGCCGTTTGGGCCACGCTTTTTTACAAGCGGTTTTTCAGCAGTTTTTGTCATGAATCTCTCCTTTTCCGTCAGTGATTCGGTGGGTTTTTGTCATCAATCCGGCTTTTTCTTGGCCGCTTTGGCTTTGTCGGCCTTGTCAGTCTTGCCCGTTTCGCTGCCAATCAGCGAGTTTGGACTGCGCTCGCCCATCACCTCGGTGAAGGATCGGCCGTCCGACTCCAGGTGCGCGTGCTTGCCAGTGAAGGCTTGCCAGCGGGTGACGATCACGTCGCAGTATTTTGGGTCCAACTCCATCAACCGTGCAATCCGGCCGTTCTTCTCGGCAGCGATCAGGGTGGTACCAGACCCGCCAAAGCTGTCGAGGACTTGGTCGCCGCCTTTGGTGTTGTTCAGGAGTTGGTACTCGAACAGCGCCACGGGCTTCATGGTTGGATGCTCGCCGTTGCGGGTGGGTTTGTCAAACTCGAGGATCGTGGTCTGCTTACGGTCGGCGGCCCAGAGGTGGCCCGCGCCGTCTTTCCAGCCGTAGAGGCAGGGCTCGTGCTTCCAGTGGTAGTCCTGGCGGCCCATGACGAGGGAGGACTTCTTCCAGATCAAGCACTGGCGCACGGTCCAGCCTGCGTCTTTGGCCGCGCCTCGGAAGTTGTAGCCCTCGCTGTCGGCGTGCCAGATGTAGAAAACAGCACCGGCTTTCATGACCGAGTCGGCGGCGGTGTAGGCGTCGCGCAGGAACTGGCGGAACTGATCGTCGCCCATCTCGTCGTTTTTGATGGTGAGCTTTTCCTTGGTACCACCCTCGTAGGCCACGTTGTAGGGCGGATCGGTCAGCCACATGTCGACCATTTGGTTTTGGCAGAGCTTGGCCAAGTCGTCCATGCTGGTGCTGTCGCCGCAAAGCAGTCGGTGGGTGCCCATGACCCAAACCTCGCCTTGGACCGTGACCGGGTTGGCCGGGGCCTCGGGCGCGTCGTCGGGGTCCGTGAGGCCCTCCTCAAGCTCCAGGGGCATGAGGGCGTCGATCTCTTCTTCGCTGAAGCCGGTGAGCTCCACGTCGAAGCCGTCGGCCATCAGGTCCTTGAACTCCAGCGCCAGCATCTCGTTGTCCCACCCAGCGTTGAGTGCAAGGCGGTTGTCAGCGATCACAAGCGCCCGTGCTTGCGTTTTTGTGATGTGTGCAAGGCGAAGGCAGGGAACCTCGGTCATGCCCAGCTTACGGGCCGCAGCAACGCGACCGTGGCCAGCAATGATGCCGCCATCCTTATCGATCAAAATTGGGTTGGTAAAACCAAACTCTTTGATGCTCGCGGCAATTTGTGCAACCTGCTCCGGCGAATGCGTGCGACTGTTGCGGGCGTACCCAATTAACTTCTCGATGTTCCAGTGCTCAATTTTGTCGGCTGGATTTCCGGTGAGGTTTTCGGCTGTGATTTCCGGGGTTGATTTGGTCATGTGGTGCCTTGGGTGGTGGTGGGGATTATGCAACGCGCCAGCAGCGTGCGCCGTCGGCCTCTGTTGCGCATGTGAATTTTTTGCCGGTCTTGTTGGCGTGCCATTGGGTGGCGTTGCTCAGGCCCCTTGCGGTTATGCCAGGCGCAAAGAACGAGTCGCCAACCTCCATTTGCGGGAAGGGGTACTTGGGCTTTGCGCCGGAGCCGATGTGCTTGGGGGTGGGAACGTCTTTTTCGATGGTAAACATAATCAATCCTTGTTTTGAACTTGGGCCTTTATTGTGACGCAAATCAACCAAAGCTCAAAATCAATCCAGACTGAAACGGTCGGGAATAAAAACCGCTGGCACAACCTGGCACCGGTGGAACAGGCTGAAACGCTACCTTGCTCCTAACATTCCTTGCGCGTGATGTGTGTGCGCACATTATGATCATAGGCGTTTTAACCTGTGCATGGTTGTGCCAAAGTGAAAAACCTCAATGAATTCAAAGGGTTGCACGGGTTTTTTGGGGTTAAAAAAAGGTGTGCCAGCTTGCACAGGCACACCTTTAAGTTGTGCCAAGGCGGCAAATTTAGAACGGGCTCGCATCTGATTCCCAGTCGTGGCGCATCCGAATGCCGGTGTAAAGGTTCAAACGTGTGCCAGAAGCGTCGTTGGCACCGGATGGTTTCGCCTCCGATGTTGTGCCAAAAGCTCGCGGTTGGCTGCGCTTGATGCCCGGGAAAGCGGCCGAAAGCTGGCGGCCAAACGACACTTTGGTGCCCGCGTGGTCCCGGCCCTGAGCCTCGCACCAGGTCTTCCAGGCCTTGAACAACTCGTCCCGGTCGGCCTGCGCGTGCTCACTGATGACGCAGTGCTCTTGCACAAAGGCCCGGATCGGGCTGGTCTGATCGACCAGGTCGGCGGCCAGCTCGTCGGCTGAATGGGGGCGTTGGAAGTAGCCGCGCTCGTTCAATCTGGCCAGGCCGTCAAGGGCCCAGATGACGATGCCGGGCAGCTCTTTGAGCAGGCGGGCGGTGAGGCCATGGTCCTCTTTGCCCAGGAAGCTGGTGTTGAACTTGAAGGGCAAGAAGCGGTTGGCCAGCGCTGCCGAGGCGTCAGAGAAGGCGGGCAGCTCGTTGGAGGCGAGCACAAAGCGAATGGCCATCTTGCCGGACCAGGCGGTCATGTTCTTGCGGTCAATGGTGATGGCGTCCTCGCCTGAGATGCGCAGCAAGTTCTCGACGATGGGCTGCTGGTCAGCGCGGCCGGAGAGGCGGGCGTCCGAGATCATGGCCAGGCGCTTGCCGATCAGGGGCTGCAGGCCGAACTGCGTGCCCAGGGACGCCAGGCTGGGGCTGACCCGGTTGGCGTAGCCGACCAAGGCTTCCAAGATGCGCAGGATGGTGCCCTTGCCGCAGCGCGGTGGGCCGATCAGCATGAACATTTTTTGCTGGCTGGTGTCGTCGGTCAGCAGATAGCCAAACATCTCGGCCAGCGTGGAGATCGACTCGGGGTCGTCGGGCCAGAGGCTTTTGAGGAATTTGATCCACTCGGCGGGCTCGGGGGCATCCGGCGTGTAGTCGAAGTCCAGGGCCGAGGTGACAAACAGCCGGTCTGTCGATGGGCTGAGCGTGCGGGTCGGGTGGTGCAAGAAGCCGTTTTTGAAGGCCACGATTTGGTGGGCCTCCACATCGTCCGTGCGCTGCTCGATCCAAACCTGCGGCTCGGGCAGGTCGGCGTAGCAGACCGCGCGCAGGGCGTGGGCCACGTCGTTGACCGTTGAGGACTTGGGATTGAAGGCCACCACCTCGGACGCGCCGGTCTTGGGGTGGACCTTGAGCGTCACGCACTTGGCCATGAAATGGTAGAGGCGTTGGTCGATGTAGACCCGGTCGCGGGTCACGTAGCGCGTGGCGTCCCAGCTGTAGAACTCGCCGCGCCAGTGGATGATGCGGCCGCGCTCGGGCAGCGTGTCGTGGAACAGGCTGGCGGTTTTCATAGGCGAGCTGGAGAAGATCATCCGCTCGTCGTCGGCGTCCGGAGGGCTGGGCGGCTCATCGGGCGGGATGTCGTCCCAGGGCGGCTCGAAGTCAGGTGGCTCGGGAGGTGGCGGCTCGTCTGCCGGCGGCGTGGGCTCATCCGCTGGTCCCGCCTTCAAGATGCAGTCCTCGACAGCGGCCAGGCCATCGGCCAGATGCAGGTCGTTGAAGTCGGTACCCGTGCCGCGGTCGCTGGACCACGTTGGGATGGCCACCAAGGCGTTCACCTCGCGGGCGGTCTTGCGGGCGTCGGTGATGCCGGGGTTGCCTTTGGTCTGGAAGTCGTCGTCGGCCGCGATGATCATGCGGGCGTCGGGAAGCGCTGCGCGGATCTTGCGGGCGACAGGGGCCAGGTTGCCCGAGTTGAAGGCGACCACCACGCAGTGCTCGGTGGCCATGCGGATGGAGCATGCTGTGGCCCAGCCCTCGGCGATCACCACGGTGCCCTGCTTGTCGGGGCGGCCAAGGACGGTGTAAGCGCCGCCGGACGGGGTGCCTTTCAAAAACAGCTTGGTGCCGTCGGGCTTGATGCGCTGCAGGCCGACCAGCGCGCCGGGGCCGTGGCGCAGCGGGATAAGCAGCTCGTCACCAAGCATCCGCGCGCCCTCGGGCTCGATCAGTTTGCGCTGCACGTAGGGGTGGGCGGTGACCACCGTGGCGCGGGCCCACATCTCGGCGGCGCGGGTGGCTGCGGCGTCGCGGTCTATTTTCGCCTGCGCCTCCTCGGCCGCCATGCGGGCCTCGCGCTCAGCGATTCGCCGGGCTTGGTCCTCGGGGTCGATGGGCTTGCGGTCTTGGGCTGTGGATTTGTATCCGCCCTCTTTGGCCAGGGCGATCAGCGTGCCGACGGTAGCGCGGTTTGCGCCGGTGCCTATCTTGCAGGACTTCCAGACGTCGCGGCAGTCGCGGGGGTTGTAGTTGGAGCCTTGCTGGCTCCAAGCGTCCCACGCTTCGAAGGAGGGCTCGCCGAATTCTTCTTTGAGGATGAAGGCCATCTTCACCCAGGTCTCGCGGTCATC